GGTATTGATGCTACAAACTGGTTGAACAAACAACTGGAAGATGCGATTGCTGGTGAAGAAGACCTTGTAATTCGTACAGAATTAGAGGGTGGTTTTGGTAAGTATGGTCGTCTTCTTGGTTGGTTGTATCTTGGTATTGATGCTGAGAAGTCTCTCAATGAACTTATGATTGAAGAAGGATATGCCTGGGCATATGATGGTGGAACCAAGAGTAAGAATTTTGAAGAACTCAAAGAAATCCGTAGGGCAAGAGGAACACTTGTAGAGTGATTTAAAACATAAATACGGCTGCCTATACATAGAGGTCATTATGGGAGCAGTTGTCGCTGTAGTAAAACCAATTCTTCTTCAGATTGCTACACATCCAGCAGTCAAGAATCTTGTTATTTCTCTTCTTGAGAAGTATGTAAAGTCCACAGATAATAGCATTGATGATCAAATTCTTGAAACCATCAAAGCTTTAATCTTCAAACCAGAAGAGCCTAAAGCAGAATGATCACTTGTTTTGTGACCAACTGGGGAGTAACCATTCTTCTGGGGTTTCTCCTCTCTCTATCAGAGTGGTTGGCAAAAACTAAAAAGACAGAAGCAAACGGTATTTTTGACTTTGTTACTATGTTTTTGAGAACCGTTTTGAATAAGGGCCCTAAGAAGTAGGGTCTATTTTTTATAAATATCAATATACATAAAGATAAACGGGGAATTAACATGTCTCTCTGGGGTAACAACGATAGTGTTTACGCGACAGGAAACGTCACCGCCATCACCGATGCTGGTGTAGTTACTGGTTCCGGCACAACATTCACCGATTCCGGTCTCGTTGAAGCTGGTCAAGTCATCACCATGGGTGCTTATGGTAGTGGAGTTATTAAGTCTGTTGACTCTAATACTCAATTAACCCTAGTTAGCGCTTCTGGTCTTTCTGGTGTTTCTACTAGTGGAATCACCCAATCATTCAACATTAATGAGTGTCCTAAGTTTACCACTCATGATTCTAATTGGGCTGGTAACGAGGTTTATGGTTCCGATGCAACTGAGGTTGGTGTCGCAAGAACTACCATCTATTCACATGATCACGCTGGTTGGGTTGGTATCACTACTTATACCGATACACACGGCAACACTAGAACCAAGACTGAAGTTTTAGTCGCAATGAGCTCCATCACTGGAGATGCTGCAGACGATTCCGTACTTGCAGACTGATAAATAAGGTACATAACTAATCAGGTAATAACCATGGGAAGACTCAGAGATTTGCTTTATGGCGTTGCCCCTGCACCCGCCGCTCCTGCACCCGTCGCTTCAACAAAGGCGACGAAAAAATCTGTTGTAGAAGCAAAACCCGTAGTTGAAGAAGTTACTGAAGAAGTATCCGAAGAAGAGTGATTAATTTACTGAAAATGTAATATGAGATTTGATGAATTGAATGAAGATAATTATATAATGTTTGCAATCAAACATTACGAAAATCCTCATGCCGTAACGCAAGAGGATTTTCATGAAGATCTTAAGAGATTTAAGTGGATTAAACGACTTTTAAAAAGATATCAGATTACTGGTATTCTTAAGTCTCATTTACTTATTAATCATTTTATTATTCTTTATAATGTATTTGGAGAGGCCGCAACACCATTACTGTTTTATAAAATTGATCGTGAGTTGTGGCCAGTAGTTAAGGCATTCGTTGTTTATTTGGGTAGACTTCCAGAATATCCAAAGTCTGCTTTACATGATATACAGATGGATGAATATTGTTTAAAAGACCTTAGTAAACTATGAAAGATCATATACTCCAAAATTCGATTCAAATTATTAGAAATTTAATGGAAGATGGTATGGTCGTAGGCACGGGTGGATTCACCGGTTCCGCAGATCCAAAAGGTCCTGTTGCTGGTTTTGACCCCATGATGGACGGAAGATCAAAAACTATGAGAAGATTGCCTCCTCAGTATAAAAAATATTTAACTTCTAGAAAGAAAGGAAAGTAAAATGGCATTCGGTCTTCAAAAATTAGCTGTCCTTGAAAGTAAACTTGGAATCTATGAAGACCTGTCTAAGGAGATGTTAGATAAACTTGAACGTGCTGTAGAAAAGATTTCCGAAGGAAATAATCAAATTGCACAAGTTCTTGCTAGACATGAGGAAAAGTTGGATCAGTCGGAACGTGCTGATGAACTTATTTTAAAGATGTTGGATGAAGTGAAAACTTCTAATACTAAAGAACACGTTGCAGTTATAAAAAGAATTGAAACTGTAGAAGGAAGAGTTAATGATCTTGCAACATTCAGATGGATCACTGTTGGTATTGCTACAACTGCCGCAGTCATCATTAGTTCTGCAGGATTCTTTGGAAACCTCTTGACAACAGGGACTAATGCGAGTACACTAGGGGGAGCTAATACGACCCTTTCTCAATGAGCCTGATTGATTCGAAGTATATTGGACTGGTTTCAGTAAGACTAGAAAAGTTTGCAAAGAAGAAAGAGGGTCTCTATAATTTTCGTTGCCCTTATTGTGGGGATTCTTCAAAACACAAAAATAAGGCTAGGGGATATTTGTATCGTCTAAAGAATGATCACAATTTCAAATGTCACAACTGTGGCGTCTCCAGAACCTTTACAAACTTCCTTAAGGATGTTGACCCTGCATTGCACGATCAATACGTCTTTGAGAGGTATAAGGCTGGAGCCACGGGTAAGGGTTCTAATACTCCTCAACCTGTAAAATTTAATTTTGAAAAACCAAATTTCTCAAAAAAAGATTTTGATCTGCCAAAAATTTTAGAACTAAATACAACACACCCCGCAAGAAAATTTTTAGAAAACCGAAGAATCCCGAGTAAGTATCTGGGCGAACTTTATTTCGCCGAAAAGTTCAAAGAATGGACTAATATACAAAAATACACTTTTGAAAATCTAGAAAATGACGAACCAAGGATCATTATTCCCTTAAAGAATCACGGAAAGATTTTCGGGTTTCAGGGGAGATCGCTCAATCCAAAATCAAAACTTAAGTATATTACAATCATTTTGGATGACAACCACCCCAAGATCTATGGTTTAGACAAAGTTAATTGGGATGAGACTGTTTATATCGTTGAAGGCCCCTTTGATAGTATGTTCATCGATAATGCTATTGCCATGGTCGGTGCAGATTTGGATCCAATGTTTTTTATCACAAACTTTCAAACTGATTTTGTGGTAATATATGATAACGAGAAACGAAATAAACAAATCGTTGATAGGATGGAAAAGGCAATTAACATGCACTTTCCTATAGTAATATGGCCTGATACGATACAACAAAAAGACATTAATGATATGATCTTAACTGGACTTAACGTTCAGGATGTGATAAAATCTAATGTCTATAGTGGATTACACGCAAAAACAAAACTTACTAGTTGGAAGAAAACATGATTAACGGGACCAAAGTTGTAAAAAGAAACGGAAATACTGAGAACCTGAACCTAGACAAAATTCATAAAATGGTTGAGAGTGCCACTGAAGGCCTTGCAGGAGTATCTGCATCTCAAGTTGAAATGCAGTCAGGTATCCAATTTTATGATGGCATTACCACAGCAGAGATTCAAGAAATCTTGATTCGTTCTGCTTCCGATCTTATCGATCTTGATAATCCTAATTATCAATTTGTTGCTGCAAGACTTCTTTTGTTTGGACTTTATAAACAAGTTTTTGGGCCTTCTTGGAATCAAGGATTTCCCCATATCCTTAATCATCTTTCTGGAGGATCTTCGAAAGGAATCTATGACAAAACGCTACCTTCCAGATATTCTGAAGAAGAATGGGACAAAATTAATAGTTGGATTGATCATGATCGTGACTTCTTATTCACTTATGCGGGTTTACGTCAGGTCGTTGATAAGTACCTCGTGCAGGATAGATCCAGTGGCGAATTATATGAGACTCCACAGTATATGTACATGTTGATTTCTGCAACAATTTTTGCAGAATATCCGAAAGAAACTAGACTAGACTATGTTCGTAGGTACTACAATGCAATCTCCAAACACAGAATCAACATCCCAACACCAATCATGGCAGGAGTGCGGACACCACTTCGACAATTTGCTAGTTGTGTTCTTGTTGACGTTGATGACACCCTCGATAGTATCTTTAGCAGTGATATGGCTATTGGCCGATACGTTGCACAGAGGGCGGGAATCGGCATCAACGCTGGTAGAATCCGTGGCATCAACAGTAAAATCAGAGGGGGAGAAGTTCAACACACGGGTGTTGTACCATTTCTCAAGAAGTTTGAAGCAACTGTCAGATGTTGCACGCAAAATGGCATACGAGGTGGATCCGCGACAGTCCACTTCCCAATCTGGCACAAAGAAATAGAAGATATTATTGTACTCAAGAATAATAAAGGAACTGAAGATAATCGTGTTCGTAAACTAGATTATTCAATTCAACTCTCTAGAATTTTTTATGAAAGATTCATTAATGACGAGGAAATGTCCCTCTTCTCACCTCATGATGTTCCGGCAGTTTCTGATGCTTTCGGGCTTCCTGAGTTTGATGATCTCTATGTGGCTGCAGAACGAGATGAGTCTATTCCAAGAAAAACTGTCAGAACTCAAGAACTTATTCTTGATCTTTTAAAAGAACGTGCGGAGACTGGTCGTGTTTACATTATGAACATTGACCACTGCAATTCTCACAGTTCTTTCATTGATAAAGTGTGGATGAGTAATCTCTGTCAAGAAATTACTCTTCCAACAGATCCTGTTCAACATATTGATGATGTTGCAGGCGAAATTGCACTTTGCATTTTATCTGCAATCAATGTTGGAAAGATTCGTGAACTTGATGATCTGGAAGAACTTTGTGATCTTGCTGTTCGTAGTCTTGAAGAACTTATTGATTATCAAGAATATCCAGTGGTTGCTGCAGAACTTGCTACAAAAGCTCGTAGGTCTCTTGGAGTTGGATATATTGGACTTGCGCATTATTTTGCAAAACATGGTGTCAAATATGATTCCCAACAAGCTTGGGACATTACACATCAATTAACCGAATCCTTCCAATACTATCTACTCAAGTCATCTAATCAGTTGGCGAGAGAGAAGGGCGCTTGTACAGATTTCAATCGTACAAAATATTTTGAGGGACTTTTACCAATTGATACATACAAAAAGGACGTAGATGAAATTTCATCTGTCAAGTATAATCATGATTGGGAAAGTCTTAGGGCATCTATCGTGGAGAACGGTCTCCGACACAGCACACTGTCCGCACAGATGCCTTCGGAGAGTAGTTCCGTTGTGTCAAACGCAACAAATGGAATTGAACCCCCTCGCGGATATCTGTCCGTTAAAAAGTCAAAGAAGGGCCCACTTAAACAAATTGTCCCTCAGTACGGGTCACTTAAAAATAATTATACTCTCCTATGGGACATGCCTGACAATACTGGGTATATCAATGTTGTTGCAGTTATGCAAAAGTTCTTTGACCAAGCCATCAGTGGAAACTGGTCATACAATCCAGAGAACTATCCAGACAATGAAGTTCCAGTCTCAGTAATGGCTCAAGATCTTCTCAGAACTTATAAGTTTGGTTGGAAGACAAGTTATTATCAAAATACTTATGATCATAAGACTGATGAAATTAAGGAGGATACTACCAAACAACAGTTGGAAAAGTTACTTGAAGAAATGATGAATTCCAGTGAAGAAGATTGTGAAAGTTGCAAAATTTAGTAAAGAACAGGAGTTACAAATGGTACAGGGAATGACCGTATTCAACACCAGCACCGATGTTGATACACGCAAACAACCAATGTTTTTTGGTCAACCATTAGGTTTGCAACGTTATGATCACTATAAGTATCCAGTGTTTGACAAGTTGACTCAACAACAATTAGGATACTTTTGGAGACCTGAGGAAGTTTCCCTCCAAAAGGATCGTGGTGATTACCAATCTCTTCGTCCAGAACAAAAACATATCTTCACTTCTAACTTGAAGTATCAGATTATGCTTGACTCTGTGCAGGGTCGTGGTCCTGGTATGGCTTTTATCCCATATTGTTCTCTTCCTGAACTAGAAGCATGTATGGAAGTATGGGGATTTATGGAGATGATTCACAGTCGTTCTTATACATACATTATTAAGAATGTTTATTCAGATCCTGCAGAGGTTTTTGATACTATTCTGGATGATGAAAAGATTATGAGTCGTGCTACTAATGTCACGGGTGCTTATGATGATTTTATTAATTCCGCACAGGAATATGGAACTTCTAATGCATGGAAGTTTGCACAAGAAAATGCAGGGTACTCTAGGGATGAACGTATTGAACTAAAACGTAAACTCTATCGTGCTGTTGCAAATGTCAATATTCTCGAAGGTATCAGGTTCTATGTTTCGTTCGCTTGCTCGTTTGCGTTTGGTGAACTCAAGCTTATGGAAGGATCCGCTAAAATTATCTCTCTCATCGCAAGAGACGAAAATCAACACCTTGTCATTACTCAAAACATCCTCAATAAGTGGCGTGAAGGAGATGATCCAGAAATGCAACAAATTGCTAAGGAAGAAGAGACATGGGTAAACACTGCGTTTGAAAACTGTGTCAATGAAGAAAAATCATGGGCAAAGTATTTGTTTAAGGATGGTTCAATGATTGGATTGAATGATAAACTTCTCAACAACTATGTTGAGTGGATTGCCAATCGTCGTATGAAAACTATCGGCCTCAAACCTTTGTATGATATTCCTGCAAAGAATAATCCTCTTCCTTGGACTGAACACTGGATTTCTTCGAAGGGTCTTCAAGTGGCACCACAAGAAACGGAAGTTGAATCTTATGTTGTTGGTGGTATTAAACAAGACGTAAAGAAAGATACTTTTGCGGGGTTCAAACTCTGATATAAATATTAATAACAACTGAATTGAAATAAGTCTTATGGTTACTCAAACTAAAATTCCGAGGGTAGTTTCGGAAGATCTGCCCTCCAATCCTTTTGTTTTTGAAGTTCTCGCATTGGTATCTGAACAAAAATCAAATGCAAAAAAGTCAGAGATTCTTAGAAAATATTCTCATCCATCACTAACAACTATCCTAATTTGGAACTTTGATGAAACTGTAATCTCAGAATTACCAGAGGGACTTGTTCCTTATGCTAGTGTTGGTCAACAGAATGTTGTTTCTGGCAATTTAAGTGACAATATCAATAGAGCTGTTGAGATGATGGGAGAACTCAACTCCAACTCAATTGGTTCTCAAGATCAAGGTAAGACTTCTATTCGTCAAGAGTATACTTATTTTTACAATTTTGTGAAAGGTGGTAATGATCGACTCTCAAGCAGAAAGAGAGAAACGATGTTTATTAATATTCTAGAAGGACTGCATCCTCTTGAAGCAGAAATTCTTATGCTTGTTAAGGATAAAAAACTTCAAACTAAGTATAAAATTTCTAAACAAAATGTTTCTGATGCCTATCCTGATATTTTATGGGGTAATAGATCTTGAGTTCTATTAGTTCTAAATATCTGTAGAAAACTATTTAAAAATTTTTAATGGCTAGAGTAGGTATAGAAACCGGAGACCTTTCTGGAGTAGGTGCAGATACTTTATATGATGGCGCATTAAAAGTTAATTCCAATTTTAGTGAACTCTATAATACATATGGTGATGGAGTTAATTTGCCTGCTCCAGGAACAGTAGGTAAATGGGATCAAAATAATACTGGCGTAACTACCTTTAAAAATGTTGGAATAGGAACCACTTTCCCGACAGAAAAACTTACAGTTGTTGGCAGTATTGGTGTTGGAGGAAGTTTGGTGTTCAATGATAGTGCAGGAATTTCAACAGTAATAATTGCTATTGGTAGCGAAAGATTTCTTCAACACACAATTATTGATTGTGGTGAATATTAAATTATCGATATAAATAACTAAAACTTCGATAAATATCGAAGTTTATTACGGCTTACACCATAACGTAATTAAATGATAGACACCAATCCTATTTTCAGGATTAGAAGATCCTCAGTTCCTGACAAAAAACCAACAGTAGATCAACTATTGTCGGGAGAACTTGGTCTTAACACATTTGATGCAGAATTATATACTTTACGTTCTAGAGCCGGAATTGGTACTGATATAGTAAGACTTGGTGCTGGTACAACAGTTACAAATATTTTTTACGTAACAAAAGATGGAAACGATAATAATACTGGAAAAAAACTTGGTGATGCAAAACTGACTATTAAAGCAGCAGTATCAGTTGCATCTACTATTCCAGGAGCAGTTGTTAAGGTATCTTCTGGAACTTATATTGAAAATAACCCAATCAAAATGGGGCCCCAAATTAGCATTATTGGAGACAGTTTAAGAGAAGTTTCTGTAGTTCCACAAAATTCGGACCAAGATTTATTTCACGTAGCACCAGGGAACTATGTGACCGAAATGTCTTATACTGGAACACTAAATCCCGGGAAAGCTTGTTTTGCTTTTGATCCGGATGTGATTAGATATTCGAATCAGTCTCCATATATTCGCAATTGTACCAATTTCATTTCCAACAGTATTGGAATGAAGATCGACGGCAATAATGTTATTGGCCCAACCAAATCCATGGTAACAGACTCCTTTACTCAATATAATGCGGGTGGTATTGGAGTTTCAATTACTAATAGTGGATATGCCCAGTTAGTTTCTCTATTTACTATTTGTAATGATATTGCCATTTATTGTGGAACTGGTGGTGCTTGCGATTTAACTAACTCCAATTCTTCTTTTGGTAACTTTGGATTAGTCTCTGATGGAGTAAGTTCTCTTCAATATATTGGTATTATTTCAACTTCTACCGGTCCAAATAGTGATACTTTCGTTTTGGATCTGAATGTGCCAACATTGGGAATTCAAACAGCATCTTATGATAACGTAACTGGTATTTTAACAGTTACAACTTCAACAGATCACAATCTTAATGTTGGGATGGGGGTAAATATTTCTGGTCTTGAATTTACTTGTCCTTCTGGGCCAGGTATTGTAACTTATCCAAGTGGAAATTATGGATATGTATTTACTGTCAACTCTGTTGGCGCTGCAAATAGTTTTTCTGCTTATGTGGGTGCTTCAACTTTGCCTCATGTTTACAATTCTGGTGGCACAGTAAAAATAAATATAGTGAGACCTTTTGATGGTCAAGTTGTTTACTTTGAAGATCTTTATTATACGGTGAGCGAAATAACAGTAAGTTCTGGGGGAACTGGATATACTGGAAATACTACGGTGACGATTGATCCTCCTTCAGTTGATTGGGGAATTCCTGCAACAGCAATTGCAGAGGTTGTAAATGGATCTGTTGTTAACGTTGAAGTGGTTTCTAGTGGGAGGGGGTATTCATCCATTCCACCCACAATATCTTTTGGTATGCCTAATGTTGGAATTAATTCTGCAACTGGGTTTGCAACTTTAGTTCCAACTTATTATACTATCCTACAATCTACACCAATTTCTGCTGGAATCTGTACAATTACTCTTACCGATTCTCTTCCTTATGCGGTTGGTGTTGGAACATCTGTTTTTTTCCTTAAACAAAGTCGTATATTAGCATCTGGTCATTCTTTTGAGTATATTGGTTCTGGAACAGATATTAACACGGCTCTTCCTGCATTAGGTGGAGTTCCAATTCAAGAAAATGAAACCAGTTTAAGAAATGGAGGTCTCATTGTTTATACAAGCACTGACCAATCCGGTAATTTTAGAATTGGAGATGGTGTTGTAGTTAATCAACAATCTGGAACTGTTAGTGGAACATCTTATACTAAAAGTTTATTTTCAACAATGACACCATTTATACTCGCATTAGGAGGGGATTGATAAAATGGCATTAGCACTTAATATATTTCAAACAGTAACTGCGGTTGTATCTACAAGTCCAACAGAAGTTTATACGGCACCGGTTGGATATACTGGAGTTGTTCTTTTAGCTCAAGTGGCAAACATTGGTGAAACTTCTGAAGATATAACTTTAATTCACCGCAGAAGTTCCACTGATACCGAAATGTTGAAAAACTATCCAATTGGTGGAAATGATACTGCAAATCTTTTGTCTGGAAAACTAGTGCTTGAGAATGGAGATAAATTAGTATTATTCGGTAGTAACGAAACTAATTTGAAACTTGTTGTAAGCATTTTAGAAACCCTTAACTAATATAAAACAATGTCAAAAGGTTATCTCAGTAATCGTCAAAAAAATTTAAAAATTGGCATAAATTCTTATACTGAAAATAAAACAGTACTGGATGTTACTGGGAAGGTTGGAATTGGAACTACAGATGCCAGATCATCTCTAGATGTAGAAGGAACTGTAAATGTCTCTGGTGCATCAACATTTGTCTCTAACGTTGATATTAATTCTAATCTAGATGTAGATGGCAGAACGGAACTTGATATAACCAATATTAGTGAAACTCTTAATGTAGTTGGATTATCGACCTTTGTTTCTAACGTTGACATCAATGCTGGTTTAGATGTTGATGGATTTACTGAACTTGATGCAACTAATATTAGTGAAACATTAAACGTAGTTGGATTATCAACATTTGTTTCTAATGTTGACATTAATGCTGGTTTAGATGTTGATGGGCACACTGAATTGGATGACCTCAACGTTAGTGGTGTTTCGACATTCACTGGTATTATTGATGCTAATGGTGACTTAGATGTAGACGGTCATACTGAGCTAGACAATCTTAATGTATCGGGTGTATCAACATTTGCATCATCTGTTGATATTAATGCTGATTTAGATGTTGTGGGTAACATATTAGTTTCTGGTGTAGTTACATCAACAACTTTTATAGGTAATCTTACTGGAACATCAACAACCGCAACAAAACTTGAAAATTATAGAACATTCGAAATTACTGGCGATGTAGTTGCCACACCGATTAGTTTTGATGGAACTGGTAATGTATCATTAGCAGCAACTATTCAACCAAATAGTGTTGGACTAGGTACAGATACTTTTGGTGATTATGTTAAAGATATTAGTGGAACATCAAATCAAATTACAGTTACTAGTGGCACAGGAGAAGGTTCAACGCCAACACTAAGTCTTCCAACAAATCTTGTTGTTCCGCAAGACTTAACAGTTACAAGAGACCTACAAGTTGATCGTAATTTAAATGTAAGTGGAAACATTACAATCGGTGGTACTAGTGCGTATATTGCTGCTACCGAACTTGTAGTATCTGACCCCGATATTATTCTCGGCTATAGAACTGATGCATTTGGTAATGATGTTTCAAATGATAATACCGCAAATCATGGTGGCGTTGCTCTTGCATCAACAGAAGGCACTCCATTAGTTGATGTATTCATTGCTGGTATTGAAACAGCACCTTCCACATATAAGAAAATTATGTGGTTCAAGGAAGGCACTTTTGCTGGACTCGGAACTGATGCTTGGTTAATTAACTATGGTGTTGGCATTGGAAGTACTCAAGTTCCTAATGGAGTAAGACTTGCTGCAGGTGGAATGCAAGTTACTGATAGTACTATCAGTTCTCCTCAACTTAATATTTCTGGTGTTTCTACTTTCGTTGGGTCTATAGAACTAGATTCTTCCTTAAAAGATTTTTATGGTAATGTAGGAGCCGCTGGATCTATTCTTGTTTCCACTGGTGCTGGCATAAGTTGGACAGAACCTTATGCGGCAGGCCTCCAGGGTAATCAGGGAACTCAAGGTCTTCAGGGCCTTCAAGGTACTCAAGGTCTTCAGGGTCTCCAGGGTAATCAGGGAACTCAAGGTCTTCAGGGCCTCCAGGGTGATCAAGGAACTCAAGGTCTTCAGGGATTACAAGGTAATCAAGGTCTCCAGGGATTACAAGGAAGACAAGGTACTCAAGGTCTTCAGGGCTTACAAGGAAACCAGGGAACTCAAGGTCTTCAGGGATTACAAGGAAACCAGGGAACTCAAGGTCTTCAGGGCTTACAAGGAAGACAAGGAACCCAAGGTCTCCAGGGCCTCCAGGGTGATCAAGGAACTCAAGGTCTTCAGGGCCTTCAAGGAAACCAGGGGAATCAAGGTCTTCAGGGCCTCCAGGGTGATCAGGGAACTCAGGGTCTTCAGGGCGATCAAGGAACTCAGGGTCTTCAGGGATTGCAAGGAAGACAAGGTACTCAAGGTCTTCAGGGCCTCCAGGGTAATCAGGGAACTCAAGGTCTTCAGGGCCTCCAGGGTAATCAGGGAACTCAAGGTCTTCAGGGCCTCCAGGGTGATCAAGGAACTCAAGGTCTCCAAGGATTACAAGGTAATCAGGGAACTCAGGGTCTTCAGGGTCTTCAGGGCGATCAAGGAACTCAAGGTCTCCAGGGCTTACAAGGAAACCAGGGAACTCAGGGTCTTCAGGGTCTTCAAGGGAGACAAGGAACCCAAGGTCTTCAGGGCCTCCAGGGTAATCAAGGAACTCAAGGTCTCCAGGGTCTTCAGGGTCTTCAGGGTAATCAAGGAACCCAGGGTCTTCAGGGTGATCAAGGAACTCAAGGTCTTCAGGGCCTCCAGGGTGATCAAGGAACCCAAGGTCTTCAGGGCCTCCAGGGTAATCAGGGAACTCAAGGTCTCCAGGGATTACAAGGTAATCAAGGAACTCAGGGCCTTCAGGGATTACAAGGAAACCAGGGAACTCAGGGTCTTCAGGGTCTTCAGGGCGATCAAGGAACTCAAGGTCTCCAGGGCTTACAAGGAAACCAGGGAACTCAGGGTCTAATAGGACCTATTGCAGGTTCAAATAGTCAAATTATCTTTAATGACAATAATACTTCTGGAGCTTCTTCAAACTTTACTTTTGATAAAACATCATCAACGGTTCAAATTGGTGGTGCTTCTGGAGTTGGTATTGGTATTAATACGAATACCATAACAGGACCTTCTGAACTGATTATTGATCCTGCCGGTGTTGGTGTCAATACAGGTTCTGTAAGAATCAAAGGTGACTTATATGTTGATGGAACAAATTTCATAGTCAATTCGGAAACTATTGAACTTGCTGATTTTGTTGTTGGTATTGCAACTACAGTAGGAACTGATTTACTTCTTGATGGTGCTGGTATTGGTATTGGTTCCGATAATATTCGTAAAACAATAACGTGGGATAATGCAAATAGTGCGTTTAGGTTTAGTGATAATATTAATATTCCTACAGGAAAAACACTTAAACTTGCTGGTTATGATGTTTTTGATGATTCGGAAACACTTTCTGACAGTGTTATATACTCAAACTTAACATCCGTTTCTCCTGCATTAATTTCTTATAGAGAAGAACTGACTCAAGTTGCTGAGGATGATTATCTTTTGATTTATGATTCTTCAGTAGGATATTTAAAAAAATCAACCATCCCTAATGCTGCTTTACAAGGTCTTCAAGGTGCTCAAGGTCTTCAGGGCCTCCAGGGTGATCAAGGAACCCAAGGTCTTCAGGGCCTCCAGGGTAATCAGGGAACTCAAGGTCTTCAGGGCCTCCAGGGTGATCAAGGAACTCAAGGTCTTCAGGGATTACAAGGTAATCAAGGAACTCAGGGCCTTCAGGGCCTCCAGGGCGATCAAGGAACCCAAGGTCTCCAGGGCTTACAAGGTAATCAAGGAACTCAGGGTCTTCAGGGCCTTCAAGGAAACCAGGGAACTCAAGGTCTTCAGGGCTTACAAGGAAACCAGGGAACCCAAGGTCTCCAGGGTCTTCAGGGTGATCAAGGAACTCAAGGTCTCCAGGGATTACAAGGAAACCAGGGAACTCAAGGTCTCCAGGGCTTACAAGGTAATCAAGGAACTCAAGGTCTCCAGGGATTACAAGGAAACCAGGGAACTCAAGGTCTTCAGGGATTACAAGGAAACCAGGGAACTCAGGGCCTTCAGGGATTACAAGGAAACCAGGGAACTCAGGGTCTTCAGGGCTTACAAGGAAGACAAGGTACTCAAGGTCTTCAGGGCTTACAAGGAAGACAAGGTACTCAAGGTCTCCAGGGTCTTCAGGGTGACCAGGGAACTCAAGGTCTTCAGGGTGACCAGGGAACTCAAGGTCTTCAGGGCCTCCAGGGTGATCAAGGAACCCAGGGTCTTCAGGGCGATCAAGGAACTCAAGGTCTTCAGGGATTACAAGGAAACCAGGGAACTCAGGGTCTTCAGGGTCTTCAGGGTGATCAAGGAACCCAGGGTCTTCAGGGTGATCAAGGAACCCAGGGTCTTCAGGGTGATCAAGGAACCCAGGGTCTTCAGGGATTACAAGGAAGACAAGGTACTCAAGGTCTTCAGGGCTTACAAGGAAGACAAGGTACTCAGGGTCTTCAGGGATTACAAGGAAGGCAAGGTACTCAAGGTCTTCAGGGCGATCAAGGAACCCAAGGTCTTCAGGGCCTCCAGGGTGATCAAGGAACCCAAGGTCTCCAGGGTCTTCAGGGCGATCAAGGAACCCAAGGTCTTCAGGGATTACAAGGAAGACAAGGTACTCAGGGTCTTCAGGGATTACAAGGAAGGCAAGGTAC